TACACGCAACAAGACTCAAAATACCAGTTGGATTCAATGTAAAGGCTTTGTATCCTTTAAGTCCAAGTTTATCAAGAGATGTTTCTTGTGCGGGTTTTACGGGAATAATCTCAATAGAATCGAGTGCACGGTCTCTATTGGGATTGTTTTCAGAATATGCGATAAGTTCTTTGAAACTAACATTTTGATATTGCTTAATTGGAGTTGTCATATTACCTAATATTTGCATTCAGGCTTTAAATCAATCAAATTTTATATTAGGCTACATCTTCGTCCACATAATTTTCATTTTGAATTCTAATGTTTTCAAGTTCCTTTAAACGATCCGCATCTTCTTTGCGTGTTTTTAAACAGAATTCAATATAATCTTTAATTTGTATATAGGTCTCATCTGAAATATTTAGTATATCAAAAAATATACCATTTGAATTCTCCGTATAATTTTCTTTCATTTTGCGAATAATACGAAATATTTCTTCTTGTTCAGGTTTTACAAGCATTTTTATGTGTTCGAATACTTTTTTGCGTTCTTCATAAGAGGCTGACATTCTAATTCCGTAAAGATGTTCAGATTTTATTAACAACCGCAGTTTATTCCTCTTGGTCGCTACCTTCTTCTTCCTCCTCTTCTTCCTCTTCTTCCTCTTCTTCCTCTTGGTCGTTACCTTCTTCTTCCTCTTCCTCTTCGTCTTCTTCTTCTTGGTCGCTACCTTCGTCTTCCTCCTCTTCTTCCTCTACGCTTATTACTGTTTCAGGTCTAACATTAGTAGGTGCACTATTTTCAGATTTTGTAGCAACATATAAACCACTGGCAAGAATATAGGGATCATTGATTTGGAATTTTGATCGTTTCAATTCAACTTCGACCATATCACCAATTTCAACTGCTTCATATTCTTCTGAACCAAGATGAAGATCACGGGGAACTTGAATACGAATTGCCTTTCGGTAATCAACATATAGACCCATCTTGTTCTTACGAATAACTTCACCTACAACTCTATAGCCATCAACTGGATATACAATTTTTCCTTCAAGTTTAACATAATAAACGGCATCACCTGTAAATCTTGCTGATTCAAAGTATCCCATAGAACGGGAAAGAATTTTAATAGAACCGGGAAGAACAAAGCCTTGTTCAGAGCATTTATTTTCAAGTTGTTGCTTTGATTTTGTCTCTAACAAAGCATCAATTGATGTTTTCTTAATTTCATTGAATTCACTTGGACTTATACTAATTTTTTTTTCAAAGAAAGCGGTCGATTCCATTCTTCTGTTTGTTAATATCCTTTTGGCTTTATCTTCTCTCAATTTTTATTTTGGCTACTTATTTTTTTTCAGTTCTAAATGTCCCCTTGTGTTTACTATAAAAAGCAGAAACAGGGCGGAAGAACCATCTCTTATTTTGTATTTTATCAGCATCTAAAAAGCGTATTAATATGTCCAGCAAGGTACAAGCACGTGTAGCATTTTTAATCTTTCTTCCACCAACTAGGCTTCCATTATTTAAATCAAAATCAGTCTTTCCAGCTGCTTTTAGAATATCACCAATATCTACAAGGTCAGAAATATGACCAGTCATAGTACTTACATTACCGCATTCTTTACCTCTTCCTAATTTACCTCCTTCATATGGTGGTTCAGCAGTTTTAAATACAAAATTGCCATTTTTTGGGACAAGAAATCCATAAGGCTCTCCAGTTGTATTAACATTAAGTTTAAATACCTGAATTTCTTCAGCCTTATCACGAATAATACTGTCCACGACTGATTTCATACATTGTTGACCACCCTCGCATAAATATTGTATTTCGCCATTTTTAGGGTCAAGAAATCTATTAACAAGAATTTTACCAAGTAGATATTGATTTTCTTTGATACATTCTAATACATTAAGACTAGTTGAATATACCAAGTATATTTGTTCTTCTAATGTCAACCATTCATCCCAAAAATAAAATAGAAGAGATTTTCTTAATGCTTCTGTATTTTTAACTGTAGATTTCTGAAAAGATGTATAGAACCATTCCACCATTTCCAAAATTTGTCTATATTTTTCCAATACTTCTTTATCATCGTGAGAAATAGTAATAATTCGTTGTTCTATTTCACCAGGAGGAGTTATATATCTATTACTTGTTGATAGTCTTTGGCACCAATCCATAATGGCAGACCAAAATTCTTCAATTGTACTTGTAGTATTTTCTCTTTCTTCTTCCTCTTCAACTAGTTCAGTCATTTCATATTCCAAAGGTGCGAATAAATCGCGTTTAATGGGAAATTTAGCAATACGAATTGCTAAAGGAATTGTTAAATCCAAATAGGCATATGGTTGAAAAATATAATATCCATTACAATAACGAATATAACCAGTTAGGTCACCGTGTATTACTTGAAAGTTCTTGTTATCAACAATATCAGTTAATAAATCAACCGCTGCTAGTCGTGGTATATCTGCTAAAATATTCCATAAATCTTCAGATTGATATGCAGGCTGTTCAGCAAATAATACCCTGATTCGTTCTTTTAATCTATTTACACGCCATCTAGCAGCAAACTCATCATACGTTGAGTCATCTATTGTTAGCTCCCTAACATTTATTTTAGGTTTACATTCATATTCACACGATTCAATCCAATCACATACAGCAGTAAAAGGCATATCATTAATATTAACATTTGTGCGAGTTTTACCTTGAGAGTCAATTTGGATAATAGGTGCTTGACCTTTTATTACAATTGCTTGATTATTAAGATTACAGTCAATTGCTGCAGTTTTCATAATTCGAGTAACTCGTCCAACTAATACAGCCTTTTTAAATCCAACACGATAACTATATAAATCGGCGGTTTCCCTTTGCCCATCAGAAAGTTGCGCAGCATACAAATAAACAGTATTATTACGTTTTTCTTTTTCAAGAGCACAATGGGACAAATAGCGAATAGCACGTCCTAAAATCTGTTCAGTTTTGTTTAAGTGAAACCAGGAATCAATAACGTGAGTTTCACGAATAAAACGCAAATCAACACCTTCAGACGCAATTTCAGAACCAATTATAATTTTCATTTTTGAACCATCAGCATTATCAAACGCTCTTTGTGCCCTAATGGTCTGTTCATTTTTAGGAGAAAGAATGTTATCACCAGTTAATAATCCATAATATGCTGGTGTGAATTCGTGATTAGCATTAGAATGTTCCGCAAAGCGAAGAGGACACAAAGCACATTGTTTACCACCAGGAGTTTGAGGACCATTGGCTAAAAGAGCACTTCTTCTTCCATAAGGCGTGTATCCATTTGCCTCAAGAGCAAGTGCTAAAGGTAGTGCGCCACCATTAACGAAACGAGTATATGCGAAAACACATCCATCGCAATTTTTGATACGATTTATTAAGAATTCAAACTTTGGACTGTAATTATTCAGTTCTCCAATACCAAGCCATTTTGCTCCAACTTCTGGTTTTGCTCTAAAACGGATTTCACCGCCTGAACTTTCACGAGTAAAAACAGTGCCAAGACCATCTATATCCGTTCTGGCTCTGAAATTTTCTAATGTATCACCTGTAGTAGTAGCAGTAGGAGGAACTATAATATTGCCAGCGTGAATAAGTTTATCTAAAGCGACTGGATTTAAACCTTTTCCAGGCGGTAAAGCATTCATAAATGCGATAGATGCCTTTAAAGTATCACCTGTAAGTGTAATAGGAACAATTGGCAGTTGTTTATAAAATTCAGTCTCTTCTACAGGGATAGTAGTTCCTCTAGGATTTTCAGTTGGGTATGATGCCAATTTAGGTACATCTTCAGGAAAGAGTCGAACAGGGAATGAAATGGGATTTTCTCCGCGCATAAAACTTATATAGCGTTGTGAAATATATGATAGCATCTTTTTACCATTTTCAGTTATATTTCCTTCTTTATCAAATATATCCGCCTCTGTAATAGTTGCTTTTTTATCATTTAAAAGGAGCATATTTAGAATAAAAATAATTTCTTTATAGGTATTATACATAGGTGTAGCAGTTAGCATACAAAACTTCATACCTTCTGAATAGGTAAGTACATCGCGCAAATAAGGAGTAAGAATTTTACCACCAGCTGTATCGCTTTTATCTACTTTTCCGCCAGGAGCAGTATCATCCTCTTTGGCATCAACATCTCGCAAATTATGTGCTTCATCGACAACTAGCAATTTTCCACTAAATCTTTCACGTAGCTTCTTCTTTTTAAGTTGGTCTTTAAGTTCATCAGATGCTGATTCAGGGATACCTTTTAGGGTATCACGAATTAAATTTGCAAATGAGATATAACCAAATACTTTATAGCGTCTTTTAATTGCCTTATTTACTGCCTTTTCAATCCTAACAGGGTCTCTTTCATAAAGGGTATTAGTTAATTTCATATATGTAGTTCCAGTACATTGAGAGGCACTATTAGGTTCAGAACCTTCACCAATTACAACTTTGGATATGTCAAAAATGGTGCGAAAAAAACCTTGTTGAATTGTTGGGGGTGCAACAAGATATACTTCAGTACGAGGATATTGCTCTAGCCAGGCTTCAATAATTTGTACAGCAGCACAGGTTTTACCAACACCTACACCGTGAAATAATAGGGCAGACATATATGGTGTTTTAGGAGACATAAAATTAGCAACAAATCGTTGTACAGGTGTCACTTCAAAAGAAGAATCATCTTCACAGGGATTTGTGCGTGGTTTCCAGGTAGTTTGTAGCGATTCAGCAAATTCACGCTTTGCTAAAAGTTTTTGTAGAAATTCAGGATCTCTTACATCAGGATATGCGCCAGTTTCATATTCCCATTTTCCAATAGCAGCAGATGGAAATAAATCTCTTCTTTTAAGTTCATTTAAAATTAAGTCACGCATATCAAAATCTGCGGTTGTATCCCATAATTCTTCAAGCTCTTCATCTGTGACACCTTCAAAGGTTGAATTTTGATTATTTGAATTAAGAGATGAAACTATAGAATTATTTTTATTTGAATCCGCATTAGATTCAGATTCCTCCTCAACTGGTTTTTCAACTGGTTTTTCAACTGGTTTTTCAACTGGTTTTTCAACTGGTTTAGATTCAACAACTGGTTTAGATTCAACAACTGGTTTTTCAACTGGTTTTTCAACTGGTTTTTCAACTGGTTTAGATTCAACAACTGGTTTTTCAACTGGTTTAGATTTAGAAATAGATACTCCTCTCTTTTTTAATTCTTCTAATATAAGTTTATATACTCCAGCGGAATTTGTTTCATTCAAAAGGTCTTTGAGTTCATCGTCAGAAACATTTTCAAAAAGAGAAGTATTATTTGAAGATTCATTTAAGGATACAGAAGAATTAGAAGTATTATTTGAAGTATTACTCTTTATACTATCATCTTTGTTTTGGTTATCATTTGTGGCATTACTTGCAACACTTTCGTTTTTATTTTCATCTTCATTTTGGTTATTATTTGTGGCATTACTTGCAACACTTTCATTTTCGTTTTCGTTTTGGTTATTATTTGTGGCATTACTTGCAACACTTTCATCTTCATTTTGGTTATTATTTGTAGCATTACTTGTAACACTTTCATCTTCATCTTCATTTTCGTTTTGGTTATTATTACCAGTATTATCAAGATTTGATTCTGGAACAGGCGGCGCAACAGGTTTAGGTACAGCTTTATTAACAGATTCATTAGCTGTATTAAACATATTAACGATTGGAAAATCAATATCATTACCGTCAGACGACATTGCTATTTATAGAATAATATTTCATTTTATTGTATAAACGCTTTCAAAAAAATTATTATATTTGTACTATTTGAATAAGTATATTACATTACACGATGAACGTGACGAGTAATATCAGTAGTATGAATGGGATGAAAATTGCGTAGAATCTTTCCAGCTTTGAGTAAAATCTCGCGTTTTTCTACATTATCCGGACGAATCTTCGAAATGGCTTCATCCAATGAACACCATTGTATATTTCCAATTTCACGAATCATATGAGGATTTTCAGTATCCATTTTGACTTCAACTGATTTATTACAAACGGCAATATAATATTTATGACAATAATGAACTTGATTAGAACCAAAAAATGTTTCAGAAATAGGATAAGTATTTTGAATAATTGTAAAATCAGAGCGATTAAGATTAGTCTCTTCCTGAAATTCCCTAATTGCACAATTTAGGTCTGTTTCATGTGGATTACGTCTTCCTTTAGGAAATCCCCATTCAGGCTCAACCCATTTTGATGGATTTGCCTTAATTAATTGTATTAACTTTTCATAAATAGTTTCATATTTCTTTTGAGATGTATCATAATCATTTTTATGCGATTTAACATTTGATGATTCTCCCCATACACTATTCCAAAGTTCATCAAATGTTTGTGTAAGAATAAGATTTTGTTCACGTTGTGTCATACCCTTAATAAGTCTTATAATGTAATCATCCTCAAATGGGTTATATTTACCACGAATAAATTCAACAAATGCTAATGAGTCTTTACGTTGAATTAATAGATATTGAATAGAATCGCTACCATTATCAACTATAGATGTCTTCGAAAACAGAGATTTAACATTTTTATCATCAGAATAGCGAACTGCAATTATGCCATAACTTGTAACTGGTGATAAACAATTACGAAAAACGTGTCCATTAATGCCACAATTTGTACAATGTTGTGTCCGGTTATTAATAGTATCCATTATAATTACTATATTAACTTATAAAAGTCTTTAGATTTGTTTTTGGGTATAAAATTAATTTAAAGAAATGGGAATAGATAATTAGAATGCAGTTTCCACCAAGTGTATGGGGTCCGTTTTTTTGGCACACAATACATATTGTAGCCCTAGGATATCCGAAAACACCTACATATACCGATAAAAAATGTGCTAAAGAATTTTACGAATCATTCGCATATTTACTTCCGTGTGTTGTTTGTAGAGAACATTACAAACAACATTTAGCAAATAATCCATTAACAACATTTTTAGATTCCAGGAAAGATTTGTTAAAATGGACAATTGATATTCATAATTCAGTAAATAAAATGTTGGGAAAGCCTGAATGGAGAGAAGAAGAAGTTATAAGTTATTATGAACGTTTAGGGCGTAGAAATCGCTCTCCAGTTTGGACTAAAGAGGATATGAAAGAAGTTGATTATCGTTCATTTGTTAAAGGGTTTATTACAGGTTCAGCAATTTTAGCAAGTGTGGGTGGAGTTATATATTTATTTGCTAAATAATTTAATTACGTCTATTTTTTCTGGTTTTTCTTTTTCCTTTATATCTTTTTCCTCCATTTGTTTTATTATTATTATTGTTATTATTTGCGAATATAGCAAATGGATTAGATTCATTATAATATTTAGGTTTTATTTTAGATATTATTGCTCCGTTATTATTTACACCTTCATATTTATTATTTCGTATAAGTGCTAATAATTCCATACGTTTTAATTCATCACTAGCAAGTTTTTCATCATTGCTACGCATATCTACACCAATTTCTTCCAATTTTTCCCTAAAAATATCAATTGCTTCATCTATAGTCCATCGTCTAGCATAATTTGAATGGCACATACCAGGTAATAATTCTTCAAAAATAAATTTACGCATATTTGAAAATGCTTCAATTTCTTTTACATCATTTTTATCAATACCACTCATAATTATAGTGCCATTTTTCATTCCTTCAGATAAATCTTTTAATTCTATAACAACGCCATTATTAACATTTATTCCTTGTATCAATACATTACTACCCCAGGTGTGCTTTAATAATCTATAAAAGGCAATACCAAGACCATACATATCAATATAATCCTTTGCAATATTAAATAATTCAAATCTGGTATTATTTTCATAATTTTCAATATCTTCATACCATTCATTTTGATTTCTAGCAGTAGTTTGGAATGGTTTAATAGTATTTAAAAAATTACGCATTCCATTTGTAGCATCTTGTGGTATATAGTAATCATATTTATTTATAACAGTTTCATAAAACTTTAAAATTGTATCATTACTTCTAACTGACATATCAGCCCTAAATAAACTCTTAATATTAATATCATATTTATGTTGTTTTTTCCTACCAAAAATAAATAAACATTCAGGTGGGTAAGGATAATAAAATTCAGGATATGTATTATATATTTCATTAAAAGGTTTTAACCAATCAAAATCAATAATCGTCATTTTGGCATTATCCACATTACATAAAATGTTAGTTTCTCTAATATCACCGTGAATGTATCCTGCAGCGTGAATTGCTTTTACGACATTCATACATTTATACATTTCATAACATATTTGCCTAAATGGGATTTGTCTTAGCCTTCTATATAATTCTGGTTTATAACTAATTTCGCTAGCGTCATAACCTAGATTAGGCATTCTTAAAATAGGTAATTCATTATGATTAGTGGTAAATTCTCCATATTTTTCTTTCATAAACTTTCTAATTTTTTGTTTAATACTATTAGGTAAATTTCCAATTGTATATTTCTTTTTATAAGTATGAGTATTAATATTTAATGATGGTATTGTATTTTTAATTTTCCTAGAAGTACTTAAAGCATTTCTATAACTACTTCTATTTACATAAATTTTTGATATGTTTTGTGGAAAATTAAGTCGATTGCCATTATTATTTATATTTGGTAATGCTGGTTCTATAACTATTCCAAATGAACCTTGTCCAGCTATTCCATAATTATCAGCCATTTCTAAATATACTCGATAAATTTATGATAAAAGAATAATAGGATAGAGGATGAGTAACAATAGAGGTGTAAATATAACCCAATATTTATCAAATAATAAAGCTTTTGTTCCAAATACAAAAGTTTCTACGGTAAATTTTATTAAAACTACAAATTTATCTGCCGTAGGACAAAAAAGTAGTATAACACGAATTTTAGCTTATATTTTAGCAATTGCTATTGTTATTTTGGTAATTTTACTATTTATTAACTTCTTTATTACACCAATATTCCGATTAAAACCTGGCGGTCCCGGTATAATACCAATACCTGGTTTTGATGATGGAGTATTGTTCTGGAATACAGTATCAGCAGGGTCAATACTTAATAAAGATTTACCAATTTCTTCACAATCATATGGATATACCATAAATCTTGACGTATTTGTTGAAAATCCCCTACAATTTGCCACAACTCCACGAGTGCTTTTTAGCAGAGGGGCAACTAAAAATGATAAATCAACAGGTGATACACTATTAGGACTCTATAGTACATATAATTTAGTCGCCGCTCTATTACCTGATACAAATGATTTAATTGTTTCAGTGTTAAACAAGGATAATAATATGGAAAATATAATTGTACCAAATGTACCTATTCAGCAGCCTTTTAGATTAACAATGGTTGTAATGGAACAAGCTTTAGAAGTATATATAAATGGTCAATTAATTAAAACACGTAAATTTGCTTCTAATCCAATGGATGTAAAGGGTGATATATATCCATCAACTGGAGTTGAGATTAATGTTATAAAAGTACGCAATCTTAAAATTTGGAGTCGCCTTTTAGCAGTAGCCGAAATACGTCAGGCTACACCTTCTTTAAGTACCGCCAAAGATTTTGGAGCGGCACCAATGGCGGGTTCAACTACAAGTTGTTCATCATCTGCTGCAAATGCTGCTGCTAATGCCTCATCATCTGCTGAAAGCAGTATTGACAGTGGAATGGATAGATTATCCAAATTATCGGTTAATACGGTACCCGATAGTATTTCAAAATTATTCTAAATTTATTTAGATTCATTCAAACAAATAATATAAATATATAGAATGGCTACATTTGCTTTAATAATATTTGGTGTTATTTTAGTATTAATTACACTATATATAATTGTATATGTTATATATCCTGGCGCAGGAAACAAAGATATACTTCCAAAAATTACTTCCCTAAATGCCAAAAAGGATATTTTAACGGCCGATAAAACACAATCAACACTTTTATCAACAGCAGGCTCAACTGTAATGGGTTATTTTTATTTAAAGAATGGCGATAGAACTACAAAATATACTAATAGTTTTACACCATTAATTCAAGTTGAAAATAACTGGTTTTTGGAAATATCTCCATCACCAATTGGAAAAGACAAAACTGCTGCTCGTCTCCGAATTCAAACAAACGATGGAGGGGCATTTAAAGAAGAAATAATTGATTTGCCGCCAATTCTTAAACAAAAATGGGTATTTATCGCAATTTTAAGAGATGGTAGACGATTTGATATTATTTATGATAATGAAATTGTAGCATCCCAAAGATTGGAGTATTATCCGGCTGTAATCAGTAGTTCTTTATCAATTGGAAATACAGGATTGGATGGCTCTGTAGTACACGTTATGATAAATGGTACTAGACTATCACCAATTGAGGTTGAACGTGAAAGAGTATCACATGTAGATACTAATAATACTGTATTAGAATCTGATGCAATTGATATTAGTTTTCCAGGATTAAAATTATTTGCCCAGTGTCCTCCCGGTTTGCCCTGTAATCCTATTACACGTCCTCCATCTAACAACTTATTACAATGGTCTACACCTTATGCTTAAATGAAAATATATAAAATATATGAATAAAAATGACAGTAGAATATCGTTGGTAATGGCAGGATAAATGAACGCTGCTAACAATTCATCACCTGTGGCAAGAGTATTTCCAGTACTATTTGTTTTTGCTGGTTTAGTTGCTCTGTATTATTTGTATCAATATCTATTTGGTCCTAAAGGTCAAAATGCCTACACACTAGTTTCTAAAACACAAAGTGCTAATATAGATCCAGGCTCGCCAATTACAATTACTTCCGATAAATTACCATCAATCTTTGAAGGCGGTGAATTTTCTATTTCTACTTGGATTTATATAAGTAATTGGTCATACAGGGCACGTTTAAAGAAATCTATTTTAACCATTGGTGGCCCTAATTTTGACACTATTCGTATTTATCTTGGTGGAAGCAAACCCAAACTTCACGTTCGCCTACAAACTAAAAATACAAGTGGTACAACTAATGCCGTTCCTACAGGCGTTAATACAAATTCATCTTCTCCTTCTGCTGCTGCTTCTACTTCTGCCCCCCCTGAATCTCTAGAAAAAGCAACACAAAATGCCACATTTAATGTATTAGATACTGGTTCCGACCTTCTAGATAGTACTTCAATGTGTGATTTACCTGAAATTGACCTACAGCGTTGGGTTAATATAACAGTATCAGTAAATGGTAGAACTGTAGATGTGTATATGGATGGTAAATTAGCACGCTCTTGTGTATTACCTTCATTTTACAAGGTTGATGCTGGTGGATATTCTGCTCATTTATTGGCATACGGTGGATTTGGTGGTGAGATATCAACAACAACAATGTATGATGGCGCCTTGAATCCTGAACAAGTATATCAAAACTATATGGCAGGCCCTGAACCTATTACAAGTATTGGCTCCTGGTTTAGTTCATTTTTTAGCCCTGGAATTAATATTTCCGTTACAACTTCAAATAAATAATACAAATAAATAAAAGGAAATAGATGGAGTCTCTAAATAATCAACTTAATAATTCTGGTCAAAAGCCCGGTATAATACAGCAAATTCTTTTTGCTCTCGCTTTTATCGTTGCTTTGTATTTGGTTTTACTCTTTGTTGAAATTATTTACAAGTATATTAACCGCCTGTATATGAACAGAACTGAATTATTGCCAAATACATACAATATGGATGATAAATCAATTAATATTCCACAGAATCCTAATGTAAAGGGTTCAAAACCAGTCCATTTTTCAAGTAATGAGCGCAGTGGTATTGAATTTACTTATACATTTTATCTTAATATAAGTCCTTCCGCATTTAGACAAGAATATGGTTTATGCCATATTTTCCATAAGGGTTATTCTTCACAGTTCCCTCTGTTAGCACCCGGTGTATATATGCGTTCTGATACAAATACTCTCCGAGTCTATATGAATACCTTTAGAACTTGGAATAATTATGTAGAAGTTGATAATATTCCAATTGGTAAATGGGTTCACGTGGCAATTGTATGTAGCGAGAATTCACTTGAGGTTTATATTAATGGTAATCTTTCCAAGAAATTCTCATTTGAAGGTTATGCGCCATACCAAAACTATGAAGATATTTGTTGCTTTAGTCAACGCAGAATAACTCTTAAGAATTCTCTTGTTCCCTCAACTGATGAAAATGGTCTTGATATTTTTGGAAGTACTAAAGGTATGTTAAGTCGTCTCTTGTATTTTAATTATGCTCTTTGTTATGCTGAAATTAACCAGTTAATGAACGAGGGTCCTGCTAAAAAAATGGAATCAGCGCTTGCTACGGCAAATGTTCCCCCTTATTTGGATGATACTTGGTGGACAAAGGGATATTAATCTAGATATGTAAGTAGAAATGGCAAGGAAAACTTATAGGCGAAAGTCAAAAAGTAAGAAAAGACATTGTACCAAAAGAAGAGTTATTCGAAGTAAAAGAGGAGGGGCAAATGGAAATAATAATATAAATATGAATGATGAATTTGAAGTTAGAGTAGAAAATATAGTACAACGATTACGTAATATTTTTAATGATGCAATAATAGCAAGTGAAAGACTAAATGCTAGAAGAACAGATGGTATAAACTTCATTAATAGGATTTTAAATCTTGAAAATGAAGCAGATGCGATTGATGCGCATTATAATAATAATATTCTTGGAAATTTATTAATTGAATATGTACGAATTATAACAAATATGTTTGTAAATATTAATAACAATATGAATAATAATAACAATAATAACACAGCAAGTACTGTATCTATAAGACGTAAAAAAGTAAATGGTAATAATAGTAATAATGAATGGAATACTAATAATGAATTATAATTTATAAACTACTATAATTAAATTCAAAAATACTTAATATGTGAATCTAAAGATTGATATATTAAATGATACAAAACTAGCGATGCCAGGTGGTGGTTTATTTTCTTTAGTTGCCTACGGAGCACAAAATGTACTTTTAAGTGGTAATCCAGATTTTACCTACTTTTACAAAACATATAAAAAATACGCCCATTTTGCGGAAGAATCCGTGACAAATGCGATGGATGGTCCTCAAGAATTATCATATAGTCAACCCATTCAAGTTCGTCTTAAAATTCAGCGTGTTGCCGACCTTGTTCGTGATATGTATTTACTAATTGACTTACCAGATATTTATTGTAAATATATTGAAAACCTGCCCTTGCCAAATGGAAGAACATCGCAATACAATTTTGCGTGGGCTCAATATATTGGATGTCATATTATTCAGGAAATCGGATTTTACATTGGTGGTCAAAAGATTCAGGGATTCGATGGAACATATATGATTACAAAGGCTCAATGTGATTTGGATTCGCGTTCTTTTCAAAAATGGTCTCGTCTAGTTGGAAATTTACCAGATTTGTATGACCCAGCTAATGGACTATATGGTGGCGGCTCAACAGGTTCAGGTTATCCTTTAGTGTACAATAATAATGGTCAATCCGCATCAACAACTGTTCCGCCAAATATTAATAGGCCATCTATTTTTGGTAGAACTCTTCAAATTCCTCTTCCCTTCTGGTTTACAGAATCAACATTTGAATCCCTTCCTCTAGTTTCTCTTCAATATCAAGAATGCGAAATACAAGTAACATTTAGACCTATTAATCAATTGTATTCTATTTTAGACATCAATGGTAATAAAGTTGCTCCAGGATTTCAATATAACCCATCACCTATTGTGTATTTGCCAGAAAATGTTTATTATACAACAGTATCTGATACATCTGATGTAACTATTAATAACTTTTTAACTGATATTGGAACTCCAAATCCATTATTGAATACATGGCCTTTAAATCCAAGGGTACAAATGACATATGTTTATTTAACGGATGAGGAACGAGCTCAATTCTCAAATCAACCTCTACAATATTTGGTAAGACAAATAACAACATATCAATTCCCTGGTCTAACATCGAGACAATTTGTTGAGTTACAAACACATAATCCTATTGAGAGATTACTGATTGTTCCTCGTCGTTCAGATTCCTTATTATACAGAAATCAGACCGCAAACTTTTCAAATTGGATAAATCCATTGAAGCCACCATTTATTGCCGCAGGAACGCCACCACCTGGAGCACCACCTCCTACTATTCCCTGGCCACCAAATGTTAATTTGTTTTCAGCAACGGGTAATATGGTATTATATGGTCAGCGTTCTATTATGCAAGCACTAACAGTTTTGGGTGATGGTAATCAATTACAAGAAGAGAAACCATTGGAATACTTTACTCAAGTTGTTCCTTGGAAATATTTAACGGGTATTCCTGACCCAGAATTATTAGTATATCCATTTGGACTTTCTTCACCAACAACGCAACCTGATGGTAGTATTAATAGTAGTCGTATTAAATTATTCCAAGTTGATTTGAATGTATACCCATTGCCACCTAATTCATTTTATACATATGATATAACAATTTATGTGGAGAGTTTGAACTGGGTAAGTATATCAGGAGGAACTGGAGGTCTAAAATATGCGCTATAATAATCTCTCCGATGTGATATATAACCATATTAAAATCAGAAGAGGACATAGAATGTCAGATACGACAACACAACAAGATAATTCTGGAGGAAATGGTTCATTTTTTTCAAATCTTGTAAATACTGTAAAATACAAGGCGCATCAAGCGGTATATGACCCAAATGCTGAAGAATTTGCCAAAAAACAATCTCAACAAACTCCACCCCCAGTTCCGCCAGCAGCAGATGATACTAATAAGACTGATTCTACGGATGGAGGGGATTCAAATACAGTAAGTCCAGCACGAATAATTAAAAAAGTTGGCAGTCAAACCCTAAATATTCTTAAACAAATATTTATACCATTTACTGCCCTAATGTTGGCAATGATTGTCGCAAATGAAATGATTATCTATTCAGTCCCAATAAGAATTATATTTTTTATTTTTGTATTTTTATTGTGTTTCTTTATACCATTTTATGCTATTATAATTGCCATATTTTATATTTTTAAAGGTGGATACAGTTATTATATTAATAATATGACAAATAAGCCTAAACAGAGAATTATGCCAACAATATTTTCATTATTACCTATTACAACATATCAACCAACTTCTTCTTTGGCCGCATTTTTAATGTATCCATTTACATATCCAAAAACGGATTTGGGTAAGCAGGAATTACCTGAAATTATGAATGACTATTGGGAGGACTTAAAGAAATCCTTTAAATCATTTGAGACAATTAAAGGACTACCAATATTTGCGGATAATATAAAAGCAATTAAGGAAAGTTTTGATAAAATGACGACTATCAAGCAACCTACTACTAATCAGAGTAATACAGTTAATTCTGAAAATAAACTACAAAATGAAGGTAAAGATTCTTCTGAACCCGCGCCTGCAGCAGAGACCAAATCTGAACCCGATGTGTCAGAATAAGAATATAAACTTTTAAGACTAATGATAGTAGAAATGAGTATTGAAGTATCTGTTGTAACACCTACATATAATCGCCGTCAATTTATACCAACATTAATTGAATTATATAAAAATCAAACATTTCCGAAAGAAAAGATGGAATGGATTATAGTTGATGATGGTCGTGACAAAGTAGAGGATTTATTTATTGAAGCAGCTAAAACAATACCAAATATTCGTTATATTCGTCTAGATGAAAAATTAAGATTAGGCGCAAAGCGTAATATGATGAATAAAGAGGCAAAAGGAAATATCATTGTAGCAATGGATGATGATGATTATTATCCACCCGATAAAGTTGAAGTAATAGTAAATGCTTTTAAAAAGAACCCTGCGGTTGATTTGTCAGGAAGTTCAGAGATGTTACTATACTATACGGATAACCAAAAAGTTTATAGTTTAGGCCCATTCCATCCTAATCACGCAACAAATGGAACAATGTCCTGGAGAAAAAGATACAGTGATACACATAAATATGAGGAATATGTTACAAAGGCTGAAGAAAAATCATTTTTAGAAGAATATAAACATAAAATGATTCAAATTGATACTAAAAAGTCAATTCTAGTAATATGTCATACCGATAACACAGTAGATAAGACAGATTTAAGAGAAGTACATATGAAATCCAAAAATAATCACCTATTTAAAGAAACAAAATATACATTGGAGGACATAGTTAAAGAAGAAAAAATTAGAAATTTTTATCTTGGTCTATCAACTGCCTAAAGATTCATAGTAACAAATACTTAATAAATAGTAGGTGGTCAATAAAAATGTCGGATAGTTTTTTATATGATAAGTTGGTTGTATTAAATAATGCGTATAATAATACCTTAATACAAACAAAAGCACTTCCCCAAGCATCTGTTATTAAAACACATTTGTATCATCATCAAAACACAATGGTTAATGGAATGCATAATTATCGCGATAAAATGACCCGTGGATTTTTATTAGGTAATGAAGCAATTAATGGAAAAATTGGTATTATTGGTGACTCTGCTGGAACAGGTAAGACACTTACTGTATTGGCATATTTAGCATCCCAATATGTATCTTTTCCAAGAATAACTTGTGAACTATCAAACAACTCATCAAAGTACTTTTTTTCTCACGAATTATATCAATTATCGGATGCGTCTTCTACTAATTTAATTATTGTTCCACATAGTCTATTTGGTCAATGGAAACAGGAAATTTCAAAGCATACAACAATGAACTATGTAGCTATTGAAACAAAGCGAGCACTAAAAGGTAATGATTTAGCGTTAAATATGATTAATTCATCGTTTGTGTTAACAACTAATAAATGTTATAAATATGTTCAAGAATTTGCTCAAGAAAATGGAATCCAATGGAATAATGTTATTATTGATGAAGCATCATCTATATATATAAATTCATCTGACCCTGAACTAAAATTCCAATTTTTATGGTTTGTTACAAATAATTGGATTCCATTAATCTTTAAAACTCCATCAATAATTAAGAGTAATTTTTATCATTTAAGAGACAGAGTAAATATGCATCCAGATTTAGAAAGATGGTTATTGGATGATATGATAACTCATTATGAGGGCACTTTAGTTTCATCAGCATTTTTAAAAAACTATTTACCTTTTTCTCATAAAAATAGGGGAAGTATAGTATTAAGAAATTTAACTGAAAATATAAATAACAGTATTAATGTACCTAATTTTACAAATGAAATTGTACAATGTAAACCACATATTAGTTTAAATTCTTTAATAAGTTATTATTTAGCCCGAAATATAGAACCAAATATTCATTCATCAAATATTCCAAACATATTTCAATCTTTGGGAATAAACTTTAGTACTGTCGATAATTATATTGTAAATCAACCTGAAAATAAACACGGATTAATTCGAAGAAAAATAGAAGAAAATGACTGTATAATTTGTTTAGATAATACCGAATATCCTACTATTGTTAATTGTTGCTATAGTATTTTTTGTGGAAAATGCCTACTTCGAAATATGGTAACAAATTTAAAGTGTCCAATGTGTAGAGAATCATTACAGGTACAAAATTTATGCTGTCTTAAGCCTTTAACAAATGAAGAGCCTATTTTATTGAGAAATAAAAATGAAACCTGTATAGATATTTTTAGAGAAAACCCAAATGGAAAGTTTATAGTTTATTCTACATTTGATAATATTTACTATCAATTATTTGAAGAATTAGATACACAGGGATTTAAAGCAGAAAGAATAGAAAACAATCTATTTTCACTACTTAAGTCTATTAAAAACTTTCAGGAAGGAAAAACAAATATTTTATTTGTATCAAATATTGACTTAATCAGGGGAATATCACTCTCATCTACTTCGCATCTGATTTTTTTCCACGAACTACCCGTTTACGAGTTGAAGCAGGTTTTACTACATTCTGCCCAGAGGATTGGGAGGAAGACACCTCTAAAAGTAATTCATTTAAATTCTGAGATTCAAGTTTAACTCCTAAAGTATCATACAATTTACCTGTTTGATGTGTTGCCCATTGTGTTACACATCGAAAAGGAATATCATATTCATTTGAAACACGATTCATCTCTTTCCAGGCATTAAAAAGTGCAGATTGTTTTGTTAGAACAAGCGTGTATTGTAGTTCAGTTAATTCAGGAATTTTACTGGGTTTTTCATAACTTTGAAGATACAGGTTAGGATATTTAAGTTTTAAATGATAAGATAAAGGTAAAAGATTCCAACATTGATGAAAAAATGCCCAAAAGTCCGCTCTATCACTCCATCTCAGATAATCAAGTACTTCTTCATACACTTCAAAAGGTACTTTCTCCAAATACAATGGTAAATTTTGATGAAATAATAGGCCAGCAAGGTTAGCATCTTTTGTTTCAAGATCTAATTCATCATTTTCGCCCCAATTTTCAAATAATGTAAACCAAGCAGCACGAATTGCTACGTGAATATTCTTATCAAGAAATTCCTCTTTACCAGACATATGTGTTTCATTTTTATCGTGATAAATTAGACTTTGTGAAACCTTTCTAATATCACCCAATTGATATAAAGAATCAGGAATTTCTTTCTTAAAAAACTCAACTAAAATCTCTTTCTTGGGCATTGAAACATAATGAACACAACAATATTTCAAGAGTTGCTGCATAATACGCCCCTCCAAAACATTACAAATAAGAATTAAAGGACAGTCATCCGCAAAATTACGTTTTGACTTTAAATAATCCAATAATTCTTGAAGACCACCTTTTTCACCTTGTGATAAGCCATCCATTTCATCAAGTAGAACCGCGCGACCATTTGGTGTACTTGGATGAATCCATTTACTAACACCAGTCTCAATTAATAAAGGCATAATAGTTTGTCTAAAGCTTGAACCAGTACGAGTATGACTAGCATTAAATTCTTGAGTCCAGTATTTGGCCTCTTTACATACACGATATACCATTGTAGTCTTTCCCACACCTGGTGAACCAATTAACAAAAACGCTGGATGTGACCGTGTTTTTATCCATTTTAACATTGCCTGTTCAATTTCTGGATGAAGACACGTTGTCTCTTTCTCTGGTAAACTACTATTGACCATACTAAACACTATGTATCAAGATGTCTTTACATTCAAAAATAAACTAATTATTATTTCCTTTTATGAGTATTTGCCCGTTGTTTTCTCTTAATATTATTACGCGAATATTTATGAGAATATTTCTTATTTATTTTACTGTGTTCCCTATAAATAAATAAGGCATTATTAAATTCATCAAACTTAAATGTTTCCTTAATATTATTTAACCTAACAAGAGCATATACATAAGCATTTTTACTTTTAAAACGAATAACATTAAATGCTCCATTTAATATATCCATTAAATAGGGAATTACATTCATATCTTTTTCATCAAACTTTACAACAGGTCTATATAGTTTCTTTAAAGTTTCATCTGAACCAAATACAGGCAAATATTGTTTTGAAAAATTACTGACCTGATTATTCATATTATTTTGCCAAACAAATACATTTTTTGATAAATCATAATAACCAAAAATCTCAAAAAATTCAGGCTTTGTTTTTAATTGTGTATATGTTTTTGATGCTTCATAAATTTGCCTATCTAAATGCTTTTTACCATAATGATTAACAATTGAAAATAATACTTTATCTTTTTCAGTCCAAGACATTCTATTATTTATGTATAATTTTATATTATTAATACAATAATATACATATTTAAGTTATTATTTTTAAATATTATTTAAGAAGCAGGGCATCCAGAACCGCCATTTCCTCCAGAAGAAGGAGCAACAGGGCCAGCAGGAGTTATACAACTTTCACCATTAGTTATACCTTCCCAAGTCAAACCAGCCGCCATAGCACGAGCACACAATTCAGCATTTTTGGCAGTAGGGTCAGAACTCTTTGTGGCTAATGAAAAATAGAATTCATCTCCATTTGGAACAACATTAGAAGTCTTCTTCACATCAGGAAATACTTTAAATGCTCCATTTTTGGATACACCAATTAGGTCAATGCAGGAATCTTGTGTAGTTCCATCAGGCATTTTGCGTCCGTAATAAACCAAATAATCAGGGCAAGTATTTATAACAGGTGGCCAAGAAACCGGGGTTTCAGAAAAGATTCCACTCTTTGTACCAAACCATTTTATACCAAATACAGCAAATATTGCAATTGAACCAACAAGGAATAAAAATCCAGCAAGTCCCATTCCGCCCATAAATAGTTTAGCAGAACCACCACCAATGATAGCCAAAGCAGCCACTATAAATATTCCTAAATAGATATTGAATGACATTTCTCTATTATCTTACAACTATTTTTCAACGAATTAATTAATCGTCTAACTAATTAATCAAATGACCGATTACTTCTTTAACGCTATATTCAATAGGTCTAATATGATGTTTACCCTCTAAAGTACAATCAAAATCTAATACAGGTCTCTTCATATATTCAGGAATATCCTGATAAGCCCCAACAAGGCCACCAACAATGGCAGCGTTAGTATCAGTATCTCCACCCTTCATTAATGTTGTTTTAATAGCATCTTCAAATGTAATATTTGGATTTCTCAAAAAATAGATTGCCATTACAAATCCCCATCGAACGTGTCCAATTTGTCTTGTAGCATCAAGCTCATTTATATCAAGTGATTCTTTAAAGTACCACTCTTTAACTTTTTCTGAAGTAATTTCTTCTCTAACAAAATTATCAGTTAGTTCAAGTGCTATATCAGGACTGATTCCCCGTAGTAAATGGATAATAGCAAAAACATAAATAGCGTTACATTCTTGACAAACAAGGCTTGGATGGCTCAAACGAGCATCTTCTTTAGCGCATTCTACACCGATGGATACATCAAGTGAATTTTGAACAACCCAGGCTGGAATAGCAGTAGCGCGCATTAAAGCCCCATTTGCTTCTGAACCAGCATTAAGACTATTTACAGTCCTTTTACAATCTTGTATACTATCTATATGACTACTGCCTTCAAAATAATCGTTATAGACCTCAAATGCTAAAGAACAAGTTCTACCCATATCAAATGGAATAGAATTATACCAATTACTGTATCGTTTCATAAGTGTTAAAATAGGTACAATATGATTGGTTTCTTTAAGAGCATTCCATAAAGTAAGGGTTAATTCACCGTCATCTGTGATTTGTCCTGGACCAACACCTATAGCACCACCCCCAGGCATTTTCATAGCGTTTAAAGCCATTTCTTCAGTAATAGTTTGTCTGGCAAATTCGAGAGTAGCACCAGCAGCATCTCCAACAAGAGCACCTAACATTGAATTCATTTTATGATAATATATGATTTGCATTTTAAGTTGTTATAAAAATAATGGAAAATAATGAAATATTTTTAAAATATTAAATTATTTCAAAAGTTAAAATTAAAGAAATATAAAAAAGATAATAAAACCTGTTTACATCTGTCCACCAGCCACTTGGTTGATGACGGGAAGAGCAGCAGTAGCGGGGGCAGCAGAGCCAACACCACCGATAGACACAGGGAGGTAGAAAGTGGCATATGTGGAAGTACCAGCAGTAGAAACACTAGGACCAATTACACCAAAAGTGTTACCATTCACACCACCATTAAAAAGTTGGGTAGCACTGATAGGTGATACCTGAAGAAGTTGGTATTCACGGAAATAACCTTGGGGTGCAGTAGTAAGAGATGCAGCAAGAGTTGCAACGAAAGGAGCAAGGATAGTCTTACCCATATCACGAATTATGAATTGACCGTTAGTAACTGTCAAAGCATTTGAAAGGATGGTAGAAAGTCCAGTGGCAGAAGCAGGAACTACATAACCAGGAGGATAGTTGCCAACATAGTTACCAGTTGCAGGAACAAAGTCAAGAGCACTAGTAGTTAAACTAGTAGGGTTTACAAAGTTAGCACCAGTAGGGATTTGTCTTAGGAAACGAGTTACAGAGGACATTTTATATTCAGAGTTTAGAAAAAAAACACGTAGGGTGGTTAGAATGTCTTCAACAGCCGGTGCTCCAATCCCTGATTTTCAACTCCCGTATACCGCTTATGGTTATGGCGGCCAGAATGGCCGAGTCAATCTCAATCCCCGTGAAGGTGCTGGTGGTGCCACCGTACCGGATTCGGCAGGATTTTCATATCCCAAACAAACTGAAGTAAACTTTGCCTCTGATATGCTCCGGGGCAACTGGGACCATACAGCTCTTTCTGATGCTTACTTTACACGCAACAATGTGGCCGTAATCCAAAACGAAATCAAGAAAGAAATCTACCGTATGAGCGGTCCCAAAAAGTGGGTCATTGATGACCAGGATGTAGATGAAATCAAAATGATTATGCGTGCTATGTATTTACAATACG